AAGAAAGGCGAGGGCTTATCGGAACGCGTATCACGCGACGAACCGCGAGGATCGGACTGCCAAGATGCGGGAATATGCCACTCGCCGATTCTTTTGGGCGAAGGCCATGAAGCTGCGTGGAGCAAGCCGGGCGACATTCAAGGAGTTGGCGGCACTGTGGAAGGCGCAGCACGGCATCTGTGCGTTGACAGGGCGCAGGCTTGATCGCACTGCACAGCTTGATCATAAGCAGCCAAAAGCCAAGGGTGGAGGCGATGGCATCGACAATCTGCAATGGGTATGCGCGGCGGCAAATCTGGCAAAGCGCGACCTGACCGATGCGGACTTCGTTGCGCTGTGTGGTGATGTGATGGCGTGGATCGGGCGGCGCATTCAGGCAGTCGCGCAAATAAGCCAAAAGGAGGCCGCATGATCTACCTCGCCCTGTACCTAGCCGCATCCATCGCCGCGACGATCCTATTCTGCGGCATGTGCAAGATCAACGAGGGCGGGCTATGACCTACGCCGCCATGACAGCCAAGCGCATGAAGTCGCGCCGCAAGTCCGTCCCTGCGCACGAGACAGCGCATTACAAGCGCGTAGCGGCTTTGCCGTGTGCAGAGTGTGGGATTCATGGCTACAGCCAATCCGCGCACTCAAACCGCCATCAGGACGGCAAGGGGCTAGGCATGAAGGCCGATTACCTCGCCACGTTCCCGTTGTGCTGCACCCGGCCAGGGGAGGTCGGTTGCCACGTTCGGCATGACCAACTTATCGGCATGAGCCGCGACGAGGCCGACGAACGGACGGTTCGCTATATCGCGGAGACACGGCGGGCGTTAGGGGTGGCCGAATGATCGCGCTGACCCTGCCATTGCCGCCGACGATAAATCATTATTTTGCCCGCAACGGGAACCGGACATATCTCCCGGCCAAGGTCAAAGAGTACCGGCAAGCGGTGGCCGACATTGTGGCCGATGCGGGTCACGCGAAGCTGGCCGGAAGGTTAAGCGTATTTGTAGCCATCCATCCCGCCACAAGAGCCAAGACCGATTTGGATAACCGCGCCAAGGGCTTGCAGGACGCGCTCACATTGGCCGGGGTATGGGATGACGACGAGCAGATCGACGAACTGACGTTGGTGCGCCGTGAGGTCATCAAGGGCGGTCTGGTGCGGGTCGTGATAACCGAAATGGATCAGCCATGAAATGCGCCCATTGCAGCAACCTAGACACGACCACACACGAACGCCACGCAGCACTAGGTTTCGGCCAATGCAAGGTCGCGCCGATAGCCACGTTTGTCAGCCTGACGCGGGACAGGGAGTGCAGCAAGTTCAAGCAAGCCAGCGAGCAGGTAATTGAAGCAAGACGGACGGATTGGAATAACCGCAAAAAGGGAAAAAAATGAAACTGAACAAAGTAGAAGCCGAAGTCCTCGCCTACCTGCAAGCGTCAGCCGGTCAGCGTTTCGAGGTGGGACAGATTGCCGCCAACTTCAAGGTGTCAATCCGCAGCATGAGGGGAACGCTGCACTCGCTCGAAAGCAAGGAGCGCATCCACTCGGCGCATCCAAGCCGTCAAGCGGTGCAATGGTACGCAGAAGGCCGCAAGGACGGGCCGGTAGTCGAGCCAAGGGAGGTATTCAAGCGCGGGCAGGAATTGCGGCCTGATCCGGTATTTTTGGGGCGGGTGGCTGATGCCAGGGCGCATCGGGCAGCGTATCCGAGCAAGTTTAACGACTAGCCATGACCTACGAAGAACGATTCATAGCCGAGCTACGCAGGATCGGCAAGGAACCGGACAGGGCGCTACCCGCTTATGCGTATGGCGACCCTGCAAAGCATGTTCGATTTGAATCTGAAATGGGAGGCCGGATGCAACGAGACATAGACGCAACGGAAGCGGTATTGCAGCGGTGGGCCGATTGGATGCGCCGAGCCGAGGGGATAGCGGAGGGCTACCCGGCCAAAGCGTCGGGGAACTTCATTGCCTCCTGGCGCAAGGATGCCGAGGACGAGCAGGAAGCCGTTGACGGCTACGAGATGGGCAAGGCCAATGCAGCGGTCGATAGCCTGATTCAAGCCCACCAGCGGATGATCTACAAGCGGCACAACCTTGGCTACACTGTATGGCGCTTCGAGAACGAGGATGCGCTATACACTGCGGCCAAGGTCAGCTTCGGCAGAAAATATTTTTCAAAATAAATGAAATAACCCTTGCGTTGCACCCAATGAGTGTATATAGTGGAGTCATTGAAGCAAACAACCAAGGGGAACAAAAATGGCACAACTCAATACTGAAGCCTTTTCACTGGACGAAGAAACCCGCGCACAGATCGCCGCGCAGGGAATCACCATCACCGAAATCGACGCCCCTTGGGATGTTCAGTTTGTCGGAAGCCGCGAGTCGCTGGAGTGGATGATTCGCAGTTTTTGGGCTGATGTAGATGACGAAGAAACAGCAGCAGAATTTATCGCAGAAATCAAAGACTGACCGAATGACCCCCACGCCCGACCAAATCCGAGAAGCCCGCCAGCGTGCGGGTTTATCGCAAACTGCCGCCGCTGCACTGATTTACTTTGTTGGCGATAATGCGGACGATCATATGGGCAGCGTGTTTGTCTACCGCATCGGGGAATTGAGCATAGACGAGTGGGTTTCCGAGGCAAAGCAGCGTTACATTGAAAATCAATAAAATAAAAGGGGAATAAAATGACCACGATCTATGTGTATGACAATGAGATGCTTGGCGACGATGGCGAAAATTTCGCAGCGGCTCTGGTTGCCGAGAAAGAGTTTGCTAGCGACGCGGATGCGATCATTTGGTTTAATGAAGCCTACGGTTACAACGACTACACCGCATCGTTCCTCGCTCCCTAATGACTCCAACGCCCGACCAAATCCGAGAAGCCCGCCAGCGTGCGGGTTTATCGCAGACAGCCGCCGCTGCACTGATCGGCAAGCCTTTACGCACATGGCAGAACTGGGAAGCGCCCATAGGATCGCCCGGACATCGCAAGATGGATGCGGCATTGTGGGAATATTGGAACATGAAAGCAAAATAATGCACAACTCCTGAAAAATGTGGTATTTTAGCAGCGGGGAAGTTGCGCCCAGAATATTTAAGCTCGCTTAGGCGGGCTTTTTTTACGTCTATTGCCCGCCAGCCATCACGGTTCGCGGGCATTTTTTATGGGCAATCCAGATGACGATGACCCACGAAGAAGCAGCGAAATACATGATCGTTGCATGGGTCAAGGACTGGAATCTGTACACATATTTGCAAGTAGTCACTGGCGAGAAGAAGCCAGACGTAGACGGCGCTCACACGCGGCTAGAGTGGCTACCGACCGGCAGGGTGTCGTTTGTGGCTAAATCGGCAAGGCGTTTCATTGCTGACAACTTCCCACGGCTGAATGATCGCCTGTGGGACGCGAAAGACAATGCCGAACGGCTTGCGCTCTACAAACAGGTAATGCATCCGGTCGGCGCGAACCATAAGCTGCACATAGACCCGGCAAGGATGGCGCTACGCAAGGAGAACGGCAACCTTCGCCGCGCATACTTAGCGGAGCAGCAATCGACCGAGGCCATGCGCAAGGGCAGCGGGCATCATTGGAACGTGTGTAAGTAGGCCTCATAAAACGCGCATTAGCCGCATAAAGCATCATTAATAGCACCTAATCTCCTCCCTCCCCTGGGATTGCCCGCCACTGTGCGGGCTTTTTTACAACTGAAGCAAGGTACTCCGCACCTACAGTTTAAGCAGCGCGCCCAAGTTCGAGGCGGCTCGGAGTTGAATCGAATCCCTTACTGACAAGCCGAGGGCGCGAGGTTTCACAGCCAAGCGATAAACGGGAAGATGCCAATTTGACGCCCGCAAGGGTATAAGCGACTCGCCCACGTTACGGGTTCCCGATAAATAAAGCATGTGACGCAACCGATCTCGCAAGTCGGCTCTGTAGCCCGAATGCACTTTGACAATATCCATTGGATAGCCTGCTGCTTATAAGTCAAAGGCATAGGGCTTGTCAGTGCTTGGCTTGACTGATAGTAAAAGTTAATCGGCTTCCTCTTCCCCATAGGCTTGTCACCTGAGAGGAACCCCGGCGCTGCTGGCTTAACGGCTGGCGGCGCTTTCTAACATCGACTTCGGGCGATTTCCCGATGCTAACAACTTCCGCTAGACGGATGCGAAGGAACTGTAATGGACAAACCGTATTTTGCTGTGCTGAAGGTAGACCCGCTGCACGGCGTTGTAGATTTCATTGACGGGGATTTGGTAACGGGATGGGAGCACGCGCCGTTTATCTTTGCTGCCGCGCTGCGCGAAGATTGGAACGGGATAGACGCCATCATGGACGGCTACCTCTACGAGAATTTCGATTTGGTGGAAGCGCCTGTCGATGTATATCGCCAGCAGTTGCTCGCTGAAAACAGCGTCCATTAAGCGCCCGGAGTGCATGACATGGCCGGGACGATTGGCAACAAGAATTCGAGCAAAAACAATAGGTTATGGGCAGATACGATTCGCCGCGCCGTTGTTCAGTCTGACGCAGAGAGATTGCGCCGCATAGCCGAGGCAATGCTGACCAAGGCCGAAGAAGGCGACATGACTGCCATCAAAGAGATGGGCGACCGCTTGGACGGCAAGCCGCAGCAGCAGATCGTTGGAGCTGGTGAAGATGGCGAGCATGTCATCACCCTGATAGAGCGAACGATTGTCCGTCCTGCAAATTGAAACGCCCGAAGTATTCGAGCCATTGCTTCACCCGGCGCGATACAAAGGTGCTTATGGCGGTCGAGGTAGCGCCAAGTCGCATTTCTTTGCTGGCTTGCTCGTTGAGGACTGCATCAGGGAGAAGGTAGACGCTGTTTGTCTGCGCGAGGTGCAGAAATCGCTGAAGTTCTCGGTCAAGAAGCTCATTGAGAACAAGATAGCCAGCATGAACGCCGGTCTGTACTTCGAGGTTCAGCAAGAGCAGATCAAGTGCCGCAATGGTGGCGTGATCATATTTCAGGGTATGCAAGACCACACTAGCGACAGCATCAAGTCACTAGAGGGCTTCAATCGCGCTTGGTTCGAGGAAGCACAGTCAGCCAGCCAGCGGAGTTTAGACCTGCTCAGGCCGACGATTCGCGCTCCTGGTAGCGAACTATGGTTTAGCTGGAACCCCGACTTAGCGACAGACCCGATTGATCTGCTACTGCGTGGCGACAACTTGCCGCCCAATGCAACAGTCATCGAGGTCAATTACACGGACAACCCGTGGTTTCCGCAAGAGTTGCGGGACGAGATGGAGTACGACAAGCGGCGCGACCCTGACAAATACGCACATATCTGGCTTGGCAAGTACCGGCAGAACAGCAATGCAAGGGTATTTCACAACTGGACTGTTGAGGAGTTCGAGCGACCGCTTGGCACGATTCATCGCCTTGGAGCCGATTGGGGCTTCAGCGTTGACCCTAGCGTGCTGGTTCGCTGCGACATAGACGGGAAGCGCCTGTACGTTGACCACGAGGCTTACATGGTCGGCTGCGAGATTGACGCGCTACCGGCGTTGTTTATGTCCGTGCCTGAAGCGGAGAAATGGCCGATTGTGGCCGACTCAGCGAGGCCGGAAACGATTAGCTACATGAGGAAGCACGGTTTCCCAAAGATCATGTCAGCAGTCAAGGGCGCTCGTTCGCTGGAAGAAGGCGTGGAGTTCTTGAAGTCGTTTGACATTGTGGTGCACCCGCGCTGCACGCATCTGATAGACGAGCTAACGCTGTACAGCTACAAGACCGACCCGCTAGACGAAGCGAAGATACTGCCGATCCTTGCGGATAAGGACAATCACTGTCTTGTCGCTGGAACGATGGTCGAAACTCTGGCTGGAAGCAAGCCAATCGAATCTGTCACGGTCAGTGACAAGGTTCTGACGCGGGCTGGTTACAAGCGAGTGTTGTTCTCGGGCGTGACAGATGTAGACAGGGATGTGGTTCGCGTGATGACGACTGCCGGTGAGGTCGTTTGTACGCCTGACCACCGCATATTTACTGCAAATAAAGGCTTTATTCGCGCCGACGCTCTGAGTTATAATGATGAGGTGTTAACCCTTATCGAGAGCGCGCAATGTCAGAAACTTACGAATACAAAGGCAAGGTTTACCGGCGCTATCCTGAAAGTGAGAGAAGGTCTGACCGCATCTATTTCAAGCGGTCTTTCGCTGGCGGGACGGCATGGCTTCACCGTGAAATTTGGTCTGACGCAAACGGGCCGATTCCTGTTGGGCATCACATCCATCACAAGGACGGGAACCCCGATAACAATGGCATTGAAAACCTTGAATGCTTGTCGCCAAAGGGTCACGTTGGAGAACATGAGTGGACTCCTGAGCGCCACGCATCACAAGAGCGGCTGCTTGACCGCATCAGGCCACTCACTAAGGCTTGGCACGCAAGCGCAGAAGGCATTAAGAAGCACAGGGAAATTGGAGCGCAGGCATACAAGCAGTTTGTTCCATCGCCTAAATTGTGCGCTCAGTGTGGCGTTAGCTTCTTGCCGAAAAAACTTGGCAATGTTGATTTGTTTTGTTCAAACAAATGCAAAGCTGCGTTCCGTAGGGCGTCCGGTGTTGATGACGAGCAGCGGGAATGCAAACAGTGCGGGGCTATTTTCACCTGCAATAAGTATCGCAAGCAAAAGGTTTGCTCCGGCGCTTGTTCTAACCGTTACAGAAGCAGGAACAGCTGACAAGGTTTATGACCTGACGGTAGAGGATCAGCACGAATTCTTTGCTAACGGCGTACTGGTTCACAACTGCATTGATGCGCTGCGCTATGCCTGCGAAGGTGCGCGACGGTCAATAGGTCGCAAGATCATTCCATCGACACCAAGGACAAACACACATTCCGGCAATCAGGGGTGGATGGGATGAAGACGTGTAAGTGCTGCGCCGAGCAAAAGCCCGTAGATAGCTTCAGCCGAAATGCGGCAAGCAAGGATGGGCTTCAGGCGTATTGCAAACCATGCCATCGCCAGTGTGTCAAGCAGGCGAAGGCAAAGCGGCCAGATGTGAAGCGAGCTAATCGCGCTCGGCACATGGAAAAGGAACTGGCGGCAAACAGGGCTTACAAGGTAGCAAATAAGGATGCCTTGGCCGACAAGGGCAGGGAATACCGCGCTGCGAACGCTGAGAGGTTGAAGCCGGCCAAATCTGTTTGGTCAGCTTTGCGTAGGGCGATGATGAGGCAAGCGGGAGGTCGTTTTGCCAAATCTGATGTCGAGAGATTATTGGTGCGGCAAGGAGGGAAGTGCGCCGTCTGCAAATGCGTACTGGGCGGTAAGTACCACGTTGACCACGTGCAGCCATTGGCGGCTGGTGGATCAAACGACAAATCGAATATCCAAGTTCTCTGCGCGCCATGCAACCTAGCAAAGGGTGCGAAAGACCCAATTTTGTTCATGCAGTCGAGAGGATTCCTGTTGTAGCAAAGGCAACCAAAACCAATGGCAAAAACACCTGATCCGACCGCAGACGAGAAGCTAGTCGAGGAATGTCACGACGAGTTCAAGCGTTGCGAAGATCGTGAGTCCGACGCACGCACGAAATGGCGGGCAGACCTGCGCTTTGCCAATGGCGACCCGGACAACGGTTATCAGTGGGACGATGCCATGCGTTTGCGGCGCGAGGCTGATCAACGCCCGTGCCTGACGATTAACAAGGTCAAGCAGCACAACCGGCAGATCACGAACGATGCGCGGCAGAACAAGCCGAGTGTTCGCGTCTATCCGGTGGACGATGGCGCAGACCGCAAGACTGCCGATGTATTCAACGGGATCATTCGCCACATTGAAGCTAATAGCAACGCTGACACGGCTTACGACACGGCGGGCGAGTTCGCAGTCGATGCAGGATTGGGCTATTGGCGCGTTACGACTGACTACGCGGCAGACGATACGTTCGACCAAGAGATATACATCAAGGCTTGCCCGAACCCGCTCAACGTCTACCTAGGCCGTCATGTTGAGGCTGATGGGTCAGATGCGCGGTATGGGTTTGTTTTTGATGACCTGCCGAAGAAGGATTTCGAGCGCAAGTACCCGAACGCTGAAGCTGTAGGCTGGCCGGACGATGCGGGTTCCTCCTGGTTGACCAAGGACATGATCCGCGTCTGCGAGTTCTTCAAGATTGTCGAGGAAGAAGACACGCTGTGTGCTGGCGCGAATGGTCAATCGTTCAAGCTGTCAGAAGTGACCGACAAGGACATGCTCAAGGCAATCAAGGCCGATACGTCGATCAAGAAGCGCAAGGTATCGAATCGCAAGTGCAAATGGTATTTGATTGCTGGCGACCAGATCATCGACCGCAAAGATTGGGCAGGCAAGTACATTCCTATCGTCCGTGTGGTGGGCGAGGAAGTCGAGATCGACGGGCAGGTTGACCGCAAGGGTCACACGCGGGCAATGAAAGACGCGCAGAGGATGTACAACTTCTGGACGAGCGCAGCGGTCGAGTTCGTGGCATTGCAAGGCAAACAGCCGTACATCGCTGCCGCTGAAGCTATTGCCGACTATGAGGACGAGTGGGCGAACCTCAACAGCAGCAATAAGTCTTACATCCCATACAACAGTGTTGACGAGGCGGGCAATCCGATTCCCCGTCCAGAACGTCAGCAACCGCCCGTCATGGCTCCCGCGTACATGACTGGTATGCAGGTAGCCTCCGAAGAAATGAAGATGGCATCAGGCCAGTACGATGCCTCTATGGGCGCGAAGTCGAACGAGACTAGCGGTCGGGCAATCATGGCTCGTCAGCGTGAGGGCGACAACGCGACATTCCACTTTATCGACAACGTTGCTCGTGCGATTCGCTATACCGGGAAGATCCTCGTTGACCTGATCCCGAAGATTTACGACATCCCGCGAGTAGTTCGCATCTTGGGCGAGGATGGCAAAGAGGACAAGGCGCACATTGACCCTCGCATTGACAAGGCGGTCATCGAGCAGAAGGACGAGAACGGCGCGATCCGCGAGATATACAACCCGTCAGTCGGTCGATATGACGTTGTGGTGACTGTCGGGCCGAGCTACGGCACGAAGCGCCAGGAAGCCTTCAACGCGCTAACCGAGATGGCATCACGCAACCCGGCCATGATGAACATCGCGGGCGATCTGGTGATGAAGTCCGCAGATTTCCCAATGGCCGAGCAACTAGCCGAGCGTTTCGAGAAAGCATTGCCGCCTGAGTTGCGCGATGCAGACGAAGCGCAAGCCGAGGTTCCACCGCAGGTTAAAGCGCAGATGCAGCAAATGGAGCAGGCATTGCAAAACGCCTCGCAGATGGTCGATGAACTCGAAGCCAGCGCGAAGGATAGTGGCATCGAGAAGGGCAAACTCGAAGTTGAGCGCATCAAAGCCAACACAAGTGCCTATGACGCTATCACGAAGCGTTTGGCGATGCTTGGCCCGCTATTGGCTCCTGGCGAGGTAGCGGCGCTCGCTGCTGAGACCAAGCGCGAAGCAATGGAGCAGCCTGACCCCGGACAGCCGCCGAGTGAAAGCATGGGCGTGCCGGAATCGCCGCCTGATCCGATGCAAGCCGAACAAACACAACCCGCTGATGCGGGTTTTTTTATGCCCACTGAAGGCCAACAATGACCACTGACACATACCCGCTGACCTCGTTGCCTGCGCTTGAAGCCGAGGCAATCACGAAATCCGACACGGTTGGATTTTCCACGACCGCACGCGGCATCTATGTCGGCGTATCGGGCGACATTGCGTTGGTCACGCCTTCGGGCGCGGTGCTGACGTTCAAGAACGCTTCAGCCGGGACGATAGTACCTGTGCGTTGCATTCGCGTGAATGCCGCCACGACCGCGACCAACCTGATCGCGCTGTTCTGACATGCAGATCGGCATCGGGCTGCGCATCAATGGCGGCGGTGGCGCTCCTGGCGGGGTGATTGACGCGAACAGCCCTGCCGTGGCTGCTTACAGCACGCGACGGGTGCGCAATAGCTATGCCGGGTCAGCGATCAAGGTGCGCCGCAGTTCGGACAATGCCGAATCCGATATTGGTTATTTGGTGACGGGTGCGCTAGACGAGACCACGCTGACCACGTTTGCGGGCGCAGGCGATGCGTTCGTGACCACTTGGTACGACCAATCAGGCAACGGCTACAACGCGGTGCAGGCAACAGCCGCGAGCCAGCCGCAGATTGTCGCATCGGGCGTGGTGGTCAAAGAGGGATCAATTCCCGCGCTCAATTTCGACGGTGCGAATCATCGGCTTGCGCTGTCATCCGGCATGGGTGCGCTCAACAATGTTGGCTATGCCGCGCTGTTCACCGTTTGCCGAGCGAGTGCCATTGATGCGGTATCGCGCACAGCGTTTTGGGTATCGACGGCAGCAGCAGCCAATCCACGCTTTGCTATGGGGCAGGGTGTGGTTGCAAACAGGTTCCGCTTCAGCGGTCGCCGCTTGGACGCAACCAGTACACAGGCAATCAACTCCAATACGAACCACGATGCCGCCCTGCGCCAAGTCACCGCGATGGCGCAATACACCGATGCTGCCGCTTATCTGTACGGCAACGGCACGTTAACGGCATCGTCTGTTTCGTTTCAGACCGCAGGCAGCACAGAGGCCACTGACAGCGTATTGATTGGCATCGGTGGATCATCCGTCGCCACATGGATCGGCACCGTCTCCGAGTTGATTCTGTATGCCGATGACCGTACATCAACGCGGGCAGTCATCGAGGCCAATCAAATCGCATATTTCGGAGTTGTGTAATGGCCGTCTACAAGACATTTCCGACTGAGGACGCAGCCAAAGCCGCAAGCCAGTCCGAAGCCGCATCACGGGGCTGCAATGGCGTGACCGCCTATTGGTGGCCGTGGCGTGAATGCGCAGCAGGTTGGGCGCTGATTGGCGACGGTGTGGCCGGTAATGGCTGGACTACGACTGCGCCGCAATGGATTGATCTGACCGAATAACAGTTTTACGCATCACCGAACCGCCGCTAATCCCGGCGGTTTTTTTACGTCCGTACTCGTCCGGTCTGACGAGGCTAAATCACTTGGGAAACCATGAGCGACGAATTGGAAAGCGCGACCCCGGCGCAGGTTGAGCAAACCGAACAGGTGCAAGAAAAGGTCGAGCAAGTCAGCACGGAAGCGACCGCCGAGCAATCGCAGGAACAGGTAATCGAATCGCCGGAGGACAAGGCAAAGAAAGAGCCTTGGTTCCAAAAGCGTATCGGTGAACTGACCCGCGAAAAGTACGAGGCAAAAAGGCAGGCTGAAGCGTCAGCAAATGAAGCGGCTCAATACCGCGACTACGTTGCCCGACTTCAGCAGGGCGAACAAGCGCAGCAACCCGCAGCCGATGTGCAGACATTGGTACAGCAGGAAGCGGCTCGTTTGCTCGCAGAGCGCAGCTTTAACGATACGTGCAACAAGGTCTATGCAGCAGGCAAAGCGGAGTTTCCCAACTTCGATGAGTCGGTCGCAAATCTTCAGTTGGTGGGCGTGAGCCGGGACTTCCTGGAACTCGCTACATCGTCTGATGCGGGGGCAAAGCTCCTACACCACCTTGGCGCGAACTTGGAAGAAGCAGAGCGCATTGCATCCCTCCCGCCCGTGCAAATGGCGCGTGAGTTGACCCGCTTGGAATACAAGCTCGGCCAACCCGCTCCCGCCAAACCTGTTTCAAACGCTCCCGCGCCTATCTCGCCAATCGGCGGGACGCAAGGCGGCTCGAAATCACCGTCAGAGATGACTGATGCCGAGTTTGCCAAGTGGCGCAAATCCCAAATCGCCGCACGCGGCTAACACAAAGGAAATACCGTGTCTAACACTCTCGTCAGCATCGATATGATCACCCGCGAAGCCTTGCGCATCGCACATGAGAAGTCGCAATTCATCGTCACAACCGATCGTCAGTATGATGATTCGTTCGCTAAAACCGGCGCAAAAAACGGCACGGCTCTCCGTGTTCGTCGGCCAAACCAATACCTGCGCACTCAAGGCTCGCGCGTCATGGACGTGCAAGATCAAGCTGAATCCAATGGCACGATCACCTTGGCGACCCAAGACCACGTTGATATGCGCTTTAACTCGGCTGAGTTGGCTCTGACCATCGACGAAATCAGCAAGCGTTACATCGAACCGGCTGTGGCTGTGTTGGTGTCCGGTATCGAGGCTGACTTCTTGGCCTTCGCAACCAAAGCCACCTATAACGTGGCCGGTGCTGCTGGTACGGCTATCACCAACCTGTCCACGCCAGGACTCGCTCGTGCCAAGCTGAACCAACAACTGGCTCCGAAGGACAACCGCTCCATCCAGATGGACAGCGTAACCATGTCGGGCTTGGTGAACGGCACTGCCGCTTACTTCGCACCGAACGGCGACATCTCGAAGCAGTATCGTGAGGGCTTGATTGCTCGTACCGCGATGGCTGATTTCTATGAGAACGAGCGCGTGTGGACGATGCCTAACGCTGGCGACGTTGCAGGCGAGATCGACAACGGTACGCTGACATCGGGCATTACCACGCTGACCGTGAACGGCTTTACCGTCGCTCCTGTCGCGGGCATGGTGTTCACGATTGAAGGCACCTATGATGTGCATCCCGAAACCAAGGTGGCTTACTCGCACCTGAAGCAATTCACGATCACTTCGGCTTCGACAACCAGCCTGGTATTCACGCCTGCTGTCATCTACAGCACAACCGACCCGGCGCAAAACTGTTCCGGCGCACCGACAAACGACGATGACATTACTTTCGTCGGCTCGTTGTCCACAAACTACGTGCAGCCCCTCATGTACCACAAAGAGGCTTTCCAGTTTGTGACCGCTGACCTTCCGCTGATGGATGACGCACACAAGTGCGCCCGCCGTGTGCAGGATGGTCTGTCGCTGCGCGTATGGCAGGCATCGGACATTCGCAACGACGAACTGCTGATGCGTATCGACATCCTCTACGGCATGGCTGCTCTGCGTCCGCAATGGGCTTGCCGGATGATCGGCGCAGCTAACTAATCATTAACGCCCCTTCGGGGGCTTCTCTCTCTTTCAAGGAAAAATCATGGCTGCTCAAGACTACGAACAACTGTCGTACAACTCTGCCGATGGCTCCCAATGGGGTTCGTCTGCAACCGAGAAGGTCGCAATGCACGGCGCAACGCCAACGGTGCAATCTGCCGTTGTTACCGCTATCACGGTGACGGGCTACGCTACCGGCTTGATTGGCTTCGGAACCTCGGCGCAATTCATCGCCGCGACCGACGCAATCAATTCGATCCTGGTATGCCTGAAGGCCAAAGGCTTGATGGCATCGTAATGAAAATCAGGTGGGTGGGTGAGGTTCCGTTTAAGCCAGAAGAAACGGCGTGGAATGTTGCCCACTGTAAGACTCTCGGCCTGCCCGTAATTGGGGAGGCTGAGAGACCTGTTTTAGCTGTGGTCGGCGGCGCTCCGTCTGTCGTGAAGTATGCCGACGAACTGCGCAATTGGCCGGGCGATGTTTGGGTAAGCGGTAGTGCTTACCAATGGGCGCAGGAGCAAGGCATCAACGCTTCATTCCTGACCATCGACCAAGACCCGATATTAGCCGTACACGGTGCAGGCGCGAAACACGCGCTATTGGCTACTTGCTGCCATCCGTCCGTGTTCGAGGCGCTGAAGGGCGCAAAGATTGAAGTATTCGACATTCAGCACATTGGCGAGGATGCGAACCACGGCCCCACTAGCGTGACCGCAGCGCCGAAGATTGCCTTGCTGATGGGCTACCGCGAGATTCATTTCTTCGGCTGCGATTCATCGTTTGCCGATACGAGCCACGCCTATCCGCATGAGGATTCGCAGTATCGGATGATCGTGCGCTGCAATGGTGAGGACTACGAGACAGCGGCAGATATGTTGATGCAGGCCGAGTTTATGTCGGTCGTGCTGCGTTCCTGCCCGTCCGTGTTCATCAATCGCAGCGAGGGCTTGTTAAAGGCATTGGTCGAGGCTGACGCCGATCTGGACTATGACATAACGCATGGCGATAAATCGCTCTGTGAACGAGTGAGGAACGCATGACCACAGTTGCCGCAGTACTTGATTTCGCGCTGAAGGACGCTGGCGTGCTTGGCGAGGGCGAAACCGCGACCCCTGAGATGTACGCCGACACCTTCGCCACGCTGAATCAAATGCTGGCAATGTGGCAGGTAGAGCGGTTGTACGTTTATGGCATGGTGGAGAACTCATTTTCGCCAAGCGGTGCTGTGAGCTACACGGTCGGCACTGGCGGCGGTCTGAACATGGCTAGGCCAGACAGCATCACCTCGGCATTCTGGCGCTCGAATGGGCTGGATTACCCGCTGCGCATGATTAGCACGTTTGAGGAATACGAGACTCTGTGCCAGAAAACGCAAGCCGGGGAACCTTGTCTAGCTTTCTACCAGCCGAGTTACCCATTGGGTACTCTGTACGTCTACCCGCAACCATCGACCGGCACGATCCACGTTATCAGCAAGGTGCAATTCCCGACGCTGGCAACGACTGCAAGCACGATCACGCTGCCGCCTGAGTACATCATGCCAATCCGCTTCTCCCTGGCCGAATATATCTGCCTGATGAGCGACATGAACATCAAGCCGACATTAGCGCGCATGGCGTTCAACGCTCGCAAGGTGCTACGCCGGAACAACGTGCGGATTCCTGAGTTAGGGATGCCTGCCGCGATTCCCCGCTACGAGCGCAGCAATATCTTCAACGGCTGATGATGGACATTAAGCCGGTCGAGAACTACGGTGCAGGGCTGGCCGTGGTTCGGCCTATGCGTGAGCGCGTGAATCGTCTGGAAAGCGTCTTGCTGACCATGCCGCAGGTTGATTGCCCGATACGGCATCACTTTGCGCCAGGAATGTATGCCCGCGAAATGACGATCCCCGCAGGTACGGTCGTTACCGGCGCGGTTCACAAGACTGAGCATTTGATTGCCGTGAGCATGGGCAGGCTGCGCATTGTGACCGAGGACGGAACCCGCGAGGTTGTCGCCGGGGATACGGTGACATGCAAGGCGGGCATGAAGAATGCGTTTGTGGCGCTGGAAGATTCGCGCTGGACGAACTTCATACCCAACCCAGAGAACATAACCGACACGGACAAATTGGTTGAGATGTTTACGGAGTCCACTAGCGACGAACTGTTAGGCGGCTCAAAGAATAAGCAGTTACAGACGAACAAAGCGGCACTATTGGAGGCTTCATGGCATTCGGACTAAGCGCAGCAACAATTGGATTGATTGGCGCGGGCGCTAGTGTCGCCTCCGGTTTGATGGGCGCTAATGCTGCGTCAAGCGCAGCCGACGCGCAAGCAGAGGGCGCAGCGCAAGCCAACGCCACGCAGCGGTATATGTACGACCAGACGCGGCGCGACAATGCCTCGTTCTTGAACAATGGTACAGCCGCGAACAATGAACTTGCCCGCTTGCTCGGCATCGGTGGCGGTGCTAGTGCAATGAGTGCAGCTCCGAACACCTACGCTCCCGGCCAAAGTGGGAATCCGCTGTGGGAGAAGGTGCTAGGCGACTTCAACACGGAGCACGCTGCCGCCTACGGCATGGGCATGAATCGGGATTGGAACGCTGACCCGCAAGCCATGCAGACCAAGGCGACGCTAGACGAGCGTTACCGGGCAGCGCAAGCGAACGATCCTGCGTATCAAGCGCAGATGGCGCAACAGCAGCAAGGTTCGGATTATGGCTCGCTGATGCGCAATTTCAGCCAGTCGGACATGAACGCTGATCCGGTCTACAACAGCGGTCTGCAATTCGGATTGGACGAAGGCCGCAAGGGATTGGAGCGACAATCGTCAGCAAGCGGAAGCAACCTATCAGGCGCGACGCTGAAGGCACTAACGCGCTTCGGCAATGACTACGGCAGCACAAAGGCGAACGAGTCCTATAACCGCTTCCAGACGAATCAGGGCAACCAGTTTAACCGGCTCTCGGCACTCTCTGGAACCGGGCAAACCGCTGTCGGTCAAGTTGGCGCTGCCGGTCAGAACATGGCAAGCAACATCAGCCAGAATCAGATCGGCATGGGCAACGCTCGGGCAGCATCGTCGATTGGTCAATCGAACGCGATCACTGGCGCGATTGGTCAAGGATTCAACATGTACCAAGGACAGCAATACATGGACATCCTGCGCAAACGGCAAACTCCGTATGCCAGCGCACCGACTACTGGCAATTACCTTGGCGCATGGGACGGAGATTAAATCATGGGTATTGACGCTTCGATTTACGGCGGCATCAAGCCGATTCAGATTGAGAACCCGCTGACGCAATACGCGCAGTTTTCGCAATTGCAGCAAGCGCAGAGCCAGAACCGGCTTGCCGATTTGATGTTTGGCGAGAAGGAACGCGCTATTGCTGACGATAAGGCGATGAACCAGCTATACGCTGGCGCGGTCGGCGCAGACGGCAAGATCGACCGGAGCAAGCTGTTCTCCGGCTTGGCGCAGGGCGGTTTCGGCAGCAAATTACCCGGCATCCAAGAGAGTTTTGCCAAGGGCGATAAAGCGCGGGTTGAGATGGATGAAAAAACGCTCAAACTCGCCGCTGATCGTTACAAGATGTACCAGGGAGCATTGGGCGCATTATCGCAAGAGCCGAATCTGACGAAGGATATGGTTGTTCAGGCAGGGCAGGCGCTTGTGCAGCAGGGTATATTGCCTGCCGAACTGTTTGACAAGTCCGTTGCAAGCCTGCCTGATGACCCCGTGCAGCTTAGGGCGCGGATTGCGCAAGGGCTGAAATCGCAACTCACGCCGGAACAGATGTTCACCATCTTTGCGCCGAAGCCGGAGAAGATCGACAGCGGGCAGCAAATCAGCTTCAAGGACACGAACCCGAACAGTCCGACATTCGGGCAGATGGTCGGCGGCGCTCCGACGCAAAAAGTGCAAACGCCGGACTCCGTAGCATCCAACGCAACGTCGAGCGAGAACAACAAAAGGGCGGTTGGCGCATCCTACGCGAACGCAAGCGCAACCCGCGCCGTGGCTGCGTCCAACGTTGAAGCCGCGAAGATCAAAGGCAACCGCGATACGGAAATGAAGCTGGCCGATGACTTCAATGCGCAATCCAAGGGGTTCAAAGAAGTCAGCGACGCTTACCGCACCATCAATGCGACCTTGGATAAGGCAACCACATCGGCTGCTGCCACGCTGGCCGGCGCGACCAAATTCATGAAGCTGCTTGATCCTGGCTCAGTCGTGCGCGAGTCTGAATTGGGCATGGCCTTGGCCGCTACAGGCGTGTTTGACCGGGCAACCAATTACTTCAACACGCTACAGCGCGGCAAGGTGCTGACTAAGAGCCAAGCGGCGGATTTTAAGAACATCACGAATCAGATTTACAAGGCCGCGCAGGAAGGGCAGAAGTCGATTGACGCCAGCTACAAACAGCGGGCAAAGGAGTATGGATTGCGCCCTGAGATGATTGTTCAAGACCTCGGGCAGAATCAACCCGGCGCGGCGGCTCCATCCTCGTTGCCTAGTGGCTGGACTGTTGAGGAAAAATAATGCCATCCTTTGAATTTACTTCGCCAGAAGGAAAGAAGTACACGGTCAACGGGCCTGATGGGGCGACAAAGGAGCAAGCATTCCAAATACTGCAAAAGCAGATTGGCGGCGCATCTGAGCCAACCGTTATGCAGGGCATTAAGCAGGGCGCTGGCAACCTTGCTGCTGGCCTGATCCGTGGCGCTGGCTCAATTGGCGCAACGGTGCTTGCTCCTGCCGATATGTTCAACGATTGGATGGCGGGCAAAGGGCTGTCGCTGGATTCAAATCGTGACCGCAGGGCTTTGATGGATCAGTTCATGCGCGAACGTGGCGCGGAGCCTGACTCGTTGATGTACCAAGGCGGCAAGCTCGGCGGTGAGATCGCGGGTACGGCTGGCGCTGGCGGGGCAATTGCGAATACAGCCCGCGCTGTGCTACCGGCATCTGCCGCAGCTAATCCATTAGCTGCCAAATTGCTTGAGTCGGTCGCTTCTAGCGGATTCCGTACCGGCGCTCCTGTGGCTAACAGCCTCATGGGGCGGGCTGGCGATCTAGGTATTCGGGCAATCGGCGGCGCTACGGCTGGCGGCGCTTCGGCAGGGCTGGTTAGTCCGCAAGATGCGGGCTTGGGCGCGATGATCGGTGGCGGGCTTCCCGTGGCCGCTGCCGGTGTCGGCAAGACGTTTCAAGCCGCTGGCAAGGCATTGCGTGGCGGCGAACTGTCGCCAGAGGTCAAGGCATTGGCTATCAGGGCAAAGGAAATGGGGATTGACATCCCCGCCGACCGCTTGGTTAATAGCCGCCCATTGAACGCGGTT